TCAAACTCTGCATTTGTAAAGATGAGATCAATTTTATAATTCATCCCAAATTTTTTATGAAATGCTAAAGATGTTTTTGCTAGTGTTGCAGCACCAGATCTAATAGCAAACTGTTTACGATTGAGATTGTAACCATCATAACCAAAATTATATTCATATCTTGTATTCAAGTATGTAATAATTTGAGGTAGAAAATTATTTTTATAGTAGTAATCATATGCAACGTCACTAAAAACATTCCATACAATAATAGATTTGCATTTATCAGACAAATAGAAATCTTTATCTAATGAATCTGGTTTTCCTCTATTGTAATTGTCTTGTGCTCTTTGACGTATTAAATCATCAGGTGGTGTAGTAACAGTAACATCAAACATGATTGGCGTATCTCTGGTTATCCAGTTAATAGCTTCAACAATTTGATTGGTGTTCACAACTGTACCCAATGATCTTTCTTGTTATCAAAAATATCTTCGTCATACACAGTTTGTGTAATGATGTCAAATGCAATAGTAACACGAACATCATCACCTTGATATGTGTCAGTGTAATGCTCTAACCAATTTGGAAACACATACACTTTTCCTTTTACATTCTTAGTGTCAAATGTTTTTCTAGTATATGGATTAACATAGTAAGTATGAGTATCATAATCATCCAAACAAATATGTCCACCAAGATACGTGTACTTACTATTCCAATGCTGGTGTTGTTTGATTGCTTGTCCTTTTCTCAACACGTTTGCCCAACACTGCACATAAATTTTATCTTCCCATAGATTAGGATCTAATGTTGTGATTAAATTATCATGTGAGTTTCTAATAATATCTTTAATATGATCTGCTTCTTCCCACTCTAGTAAGTTATAGCTACTTGATCTAGATGTCATACTATCTTTACCTAGACCTGTATTCCAATCACTCTCATACTGATGAGTGTTAATAATCTCATCCTCTTTTTTGAGAATAGTATCTCTAATATCTTTTACCTTTACTTCTCCTTCATACACATAGAACTTGTATACAGGAGCAAAAATAGTTTTCGGTTCTTCGTTTTCAAATTGAATTACTTGACTCATAATTACATATACAAAAATTGACTCATAGAATATCTTCCAAATCCAGAAAGATTTTCCATTACGACAGATGTCACTTCATGATATAAAATTGAAGGAAATATTACCGTAGAATTATTTAGACAAGGAATTTTGATCGCTTTTTCAATAATAAAATCACCACCAGTGAACATCTTTGGTTCCTTGTAAAACCAAGTGATAGCAGTCATTACACAATCATCTGTATGTGGTCTATAGTGATCTCCATTTTCAAAGTAATGGATTTTAGTTTCATCTCTATTTGATCTCCACAGATAACGAAAAAATGGATGGTTACCCATTAGAGTTTCCATCAAATTTTCATTGAATATTTTTCTATTGATACTTAGTATATCAGATTGTTTAGCATCGTCATACACAACATTTAGATGAAGACCTTTTCCTACCTTAAGTGCCACACCATCTTCATATGCTGTGCCTGGTCCTCCATCTTCTTCTGCACCTTTATATCTGTCAATACTATACAGATATTCCAGTTCATTCATTATCTTTTTTAACTCATCGGATGAGTAAAAATTTTGAATGTGAGCGACTGGTAAATCAGCTACTTTAGTAAAAGTCAAATTTGACATTATCAATCTCTTTTATATTTTTCCATCGGTATACAATGGCATCTGAAAAATACATTACCTTTGGAATTAATTCAAAACCAACCTCTTTGTTTTCTACATCCAGAGCATATAGATGTAAATCTCCAGTGTCTAAACAAACAACAGATGTAAATGTTCCATTAGATGATATCTTATCATCTGATATTTTCTCTACACAATCAATCTCTACTTCAATACCAAACTCTTCATGCAATACTTTTCTAATACCATACTCTATGCTTCTGGTATCAGGTATGTTATTTGCATCAATGTATGCAGGAAACTTATAACTGTTCCTTATATTCAACAGTTGACTTGCCATTAGAAATAGTTAAAGTTGATGTTAGCTCTGTACTGTTGATCTGTACATGTTGTACTGTGATGCATTTTTGTAGCATCAAATCTCAACAAACGATTTTCTATACTCTCAACCTCTGTTCCATCCTCAAAAATTGTATATCCATCATTTGTATTAAGGTAGAGGATAGCTGCCTTATGTTCAAAATCATAATCGTAATGATCATGATAATGATATAGAGTCTCTGTCCTAGGATATAAATTTACCTTTACACGTAACAATGCTTTTGCTCCAAACATGAATAGAATAGGAACAATACACTGATCAAAGTGATTACTGTTTGCTCTATGATCATGATGCATAAGGTGAGTAAAATATGGATGTTTTTCTACTCCATGACCAGAGACATCAGTATTTAAAAACCATGGTGTGTTCTGAGATAACATGATAGTCTCTTGAACAACTTTGAATAAATCAGGTGATAAGTAATTGTCAATAATTTCCATTTTAAATCTCCAAAAAGTCTTTGTTTAGTGGCATTGTGGCATCAAGTCCATACCACATAGAGAGAGTATATCTATCTCTCTTGATTACATTTGATACACCGTGACGAAATTCCATTCCATCAAAGTAAACTGTTCTTCCAGAAAGAGGTTGAACATCTACTCCTTCAATAACAGTATGACCACCAATGTAGTTGTCATTCAAATATGTTATTGAAGCTCCTGTTGTGGTTTTCCTTGTTCTATCTTTATGAAATACTTTACAAGCACCACACGGATACTTTACTATTTCAACATTCTGTAGAACAGAAAACTCTTTGTCAGTTACCTTACTCTTTACATCTTTAGCAAGGCTAAGAATTTCATAGTATGTTTCTGGTAAATTGTATTTACCAATTCCTCCTTTGTCCATACTAAGAACTCTGGTCTCATCCCATGTATATGTTTTTAGGATATTGTCTTTAAAAAAATCAATTATCCTTTCTACAAAATCATCGGTAAGATTTATATGTGAAATATGAATCATCTAAATGGTGCTCCAATACTCCAGCTAACGAGAGAGTACCTAGTTCCTTCTGTAACTTCACGAACTCTGTGATATACAAATGCAGGAAATACAATTAGGGTTCCTCTAGTTGATAGTTCTTCAGCAACTTTTGTTTCTGTTCTATTAAAATGAAATTCTAGATCTCCACCTTTAAACTCTGATGGATCATTTAGTAATAATGTTGTAGAAAGTTTTCTATACTTTCCTCTCATATTTACGTTGGTGTCATCATCTGGATAAACGTAGTGATGTTGATCTGGATGCCAGTCGTAAAATTGACCAACATCATATTTTGTAAACTGTAACATCTCTGTCCAGTCCCACTGAAAATTCCATCCTGCACCTGCATTAGCAGCGTCAATATATTTTTTTAAAAGATTATAAATCCAAGGTTGATCTATCCACGAGATGTCAGAGTTCCTTGTCTTAAATAAATCTTTTGTCTCTCCTTCTTTTACTTTCTCTCTATTGGATCTATTGATATCACCTATTTCAAATTTCTCCTGCATACCCATCTTAATGATGCGGTCACATTGTTCTGGAGAGAAGGCATTTTGAAAATACCAATAGTTATAATTAAGATTCATTAGGCACCATTATATTGAGTATAGTCAAAGTTAGGTATCTTATAAGTATACCATCCTGTTGTAATATATTTAGTTTGTGTCTTGGAAGGGACACCACGATGAACATGCGTCCAATCTACTGGCCACATAACTGTTAATCCCTTTCGTGGTTGTATTTTAATCTGTTGATGAAACCACTCAGTTTCTCCACCATCAGTTACTGTGTTTAGGTATGTCATGAATACAAGATGTCTAGTTGCAACTAGATCAGACATAGTAGATCTCTCTGTGTGCCATCCAAAAAAACCTTCACTAGGATTGTATCTTTGAATATTAAAATTAGTATTTAATCCCCAAACATCTTGATTGGTAGAACACCATGGATATTTTAAAATATATTCCTTACATACATTACTTAATTCTTCAAGATAATCTTGTATTCTACTGTCAGGATTTCTAGGAATAACTGTAACATCAGTTGATATTTTAAAATCTTCATTCACACCAGCACCAATAGCACCTGGTTTTTTCTTATCTGATTCCTCAAAGAAAGAAATCAAACCATCACAAACATCCTCATTTATATACCATCCAGCAATGAAATTAGGTGATTGTTGTGGAACACTAAACTCATTCATAATGACATGTTAAATGAAATCGCAATCTTTTCTTCACAGTCTTGTTTCTCTGTACCGTGCATTATATCACTTGTAAACAATAAAAGCGAGCCAGGTAAACAAGAGTATTCACAATGTTGATGGTTTCTCTCATTCCACTCATCTGGATCAGGAAGCATCGTAGGAGTATTGAAAAATTTTACCTTTTCATGAATACCACATTTCACATAGTAAACTCCTGCTATCACAGATCCACCATGATTGTGTGGAAAAAGATAGTCGCCAGGATAACTAATGTTTGCCCAACAATTTTGAATATGTAATGACTCTCTCTTCTTATAACCTAGAGCATCTAGATATAAATTTGCATGTTTATAAAATTCTTCTAGAAGACCATCTAGCTCTGCTACATCAAAAATATTTTTTTCTAATCTATGTGTAGAATCTACATTCTTTAATCTTTCGCGACAAGTTCCAATACTAGAAAAGGCACCTTTGATTTCCTGTTCATAGATGCCTAGTTTATTATTTAAAATATTTGGTTGAAAATAAATCGCTTTTGGAAACCATAATGAAATCATAATATCTATTTAAAAATGTTGTTGTACCCACATGTGTTGTTGATTGTCATACACATAATTTACCATCTGTTCTTCAAAAGCTAGAACTTGTTTATATGTTTTTTTCTCTTCGTCCCAAACCCAACCTTTAGGATTTCTAGTTGCATTTACAGTATACTCTGATTCATCTTTATATGGAAGTTCTACTCCTCTGTTATCAGTAATTTGATTAGCTTGATATGGACACTCCCAATAACATCCTTCCTCATCTAAGATAACATGAGTTGCATTATGTCTTGGTGGGATAAAAGCATCTCTTGTATAATCATACTTACCACCTACGGCAGCATAATTTTTTCTTAAACAAGGTTTTTCATCAAACACAGGTTCAATGTAATCACCATTGGCAGCTGGTTCAGGTTGAAATCTGTGATGTCCTTTACATGCATTATATGAAGTTTGTTTCCAATCCCATTGTGGTGCTCCACCAAATAGTTCAGAGAGGAAATCAACTCCTTTCTGTTCTACTTCGTTGCCTTCTTCATCTTGGAGAACTGCATCGTCAACGACAATAACATCTACGACAGTTCCTACTCTATCTATTTTTGCGAAATGTGCCATGATTTTACTGGAATTTATACTTGACAATTACGATACCGCCACCACCGTTGCCACCTTTGGGCTCTGGATAGTTGCGAGGATCTTGGTCAGCAGCACCACCGCCACCTCCTCCAAGACCACCTGTACCTGGATTTCCATTAGCAGTAGGAGATAGAGCACCTACTCCACCACCACCAGATCCACCATTAGGGTTATGAGGACCGCCAGGATAGTTTGCACCACCTCCACCTCCTCCATATGTAACAGGAGCTCCAGAGATTGCTGAGGTATATCCGTTGCCACCTCTTGCAGGTCCTGAGTTAGGTCTGTTATAACCATTCTGTCCTGCTTCACTGGCACCTCCTCCACCACCAGAAGTACCATTCTGTTGGTTAGCACCATATCCGCCAGGATATCCTTGACCAGATGTACCTGATCCACCAGGTCCTTCACCTGCTCCGTCAGTACCATTACCGCCACCAGAACCACCTGATTGACCAGGTTTATCCTGTTGACCACCTCCACCGCCACCAATAGCGGTTTGTGTTCCTAAGGAACTATTTGAGCCAGGAGATCCAGCAGAGTTACCAGTTCCTCCAGTTCCTCCACCACCAACATTTACTGAATAAGATCCAGCAGATACAGCGTAATTGAAACCATCAGTTTTTAAAACACCACCAGCTCCACCGCCTCCACCAGATCCAAAGTTATTAAAGTCTCCTGAGGCAAATCCTCCTCCACCGCCACCACCAGCAACGATGAGATAGTCTACTGTATTACCAAATGGTTGTGTCGCATCACCAACTTCAGTTACGATAAAAGAAGATGCACTATTAAAAGT